ATGATGGAACTTCTTGGGCAACAAATCCTGCAACTTTATCAACAGGTAGAAATGCTGGAGGCCCATCTACATCATCAGGTTCAAGTAGTGGTGCGTTTCTTGCAGGAGGAGATTTGTCAGAAAGTACTACTTATGTTAACACAGAAGAATTTAATGCTGCAGGACCAGTAACAAAAACAATTACAACAAGTTAAAAAATTATGGCAGCTTATAAAAACATACACGGATTAAATATACCAGTAAGAGCTAGTGATCCCTCTTATCCTCAAGTAGGAGAATTGTGGTACAACAGCACTTCCAATACTTTAAAAGGACAGTTAGATGTCCCTGCAGGAGTTTGGAGTTCTGGAGGAAGCACTGTTAGAAAAGGATCAGGTGCAATGTCTGGGGGAACTCAGAATGCAGCTTTTATGGCTGGAGGTTTAATGTACGAGCCATCCAGTAATACGGCTACTCTAACTTATAATGGTGCTACTTGGACAGATGCACCAAGTTTACCAACAGGTAAAGCTTTTGGTGCAGCGGCAGGAACCGATAGTGCCGGTTTAATTTTTGCTGGAGCTGGAAATTACGGTGATACTAATTCTACTGGTACATGGAATGGGACTACGTGGACTAACGCAGGAACATATCCTTCTATAGGAGGAGGTCCTTCTCCCACAGGTGGTGGTGGAACTCAAAGTAGTTCAGGAACAGGGACAGCAGGTGCGGCTTTAAGTGTTGGAGGACTAGGTGATCCACCTCCTACTCGAACAACTAGAGTTTTAGATTATAATGGAACTTCTTGGTCCAATTCAGGAAATGATAGTCCTGTTGGGAACTCAGGTTCTATGATGGATGGCCCTAATACAGCTGCTTGGAAAGCAGGAGGTTCACCAGGTTCAGATGGTAATACAGCATTTTATGATGGATCTACTTGGACTGCAGGAAATGCGCTTAATTATGCTATGCCACAAAATATAGCATGCCAAGGTTGGGGACCAAATGGAAATGCAGTCGCTGCTGGTGGAACATCTTCTTTACCTACATCCAATAAATCTCAAACATTTGATGGAACAAGTTGGTCAGCAGGAACAAATATGTCTGTATCAAGAATAAATGGAGCAATGACTACTCAAATGGCTGGAACAGGTAATGCAGGATTTATAACAAATGGTTATACAGACCCACCTCTTGGAACTTATACACGGACAACAGAAGAATATAATGGACCGGGACCTACAACAGTTACTCTTTCTAGTTCTTAAACTTGACTTATAACTTTTAATAGTTATATTAAATTTATTAAATGAAAGGAATATAATGACAGAAAAAAGAAACATACATGCTCTAATAGAAAAAGAAGCTCCTAGCTTAAATAATTTATTAGACCCTAATGACGTAAAAGAATTTAAAGAACTTACAAATGAATTAAGAGATACTTGGCACAAGAAACAAGTATTTAGAACTGAAACAGAAATGAGATTTTCTGTTTTAAATGATTTAAAATACCCCACGAATGCTGCTAAATATTGGCAATGTGTTAGAGAACAAAATGTTTACTTAGAGCAATTAATGAGTTTATCTTTTGAATGCAGACGACATGAATCTAAAGTTAAATTTATTGAAAAAAAATTAGAAAAAGAAACAGATGAATATAAAATTGAAAATTATCAAATTGATCTAGATGAGAAAAGATATAATTTAGCTAACATGCAGTTAGTTGCTAAAGATAGAATGAGAGAAATTAAACTTTGGTCAGTTCTTAAAAAAGAATTTGATGATGGTAAATTTGATACCAAGGACGTTAACTCTCATCAATTAGATTCTTATCATTTAATAATGAAAAACAAAGCTGAAACATTATCCGCTGGTTCTAGTCAACCAGAAATATTTAATGTATTGGGACAATTAAAAAGTATTGAAAGAGTTAAAAAATCAGGTGAAATGATTTATAACAAGAAAGAAAAATTGACCGATGGGCTTGGAGCAAAACCTAAATAATATAACTTTTGACCCCTATTATTTAGGTCAAACAGTATTAAAATATCAGGTACCTCTTGATGTTTTTAGTATTATTAATCATGTGTATGAAACAAAATATCCTACCTTACCTGCAGCTAATAAACAACTCATAGGTAAGATAGAAAAAGAACACAGTTTATTTTATCAAGGCACAGATACTTCAAAAATGCACCATCACAACATGCTTCCAAAAAATATAATAGATTGGTTTGATCAAGCGATGGATCATTATTTAAACTACAATCAAATAAAAGGGTATAAAAAATCTTTAAATTCTATTTGGGTTAATCAAATGTTTCAACATGAATACAATCCAGTGCATGTTCACCAGGGAAGTTTATATACCGGTCTATCGAGTGTTATGATTTTAAAATTACCTAATTCTTTTGGAGTAGAATATTCTTCAGAACATAGTCCGACAAATGGTAAACTACAAATACTAGGTTCCACATCTGGTCAGTTTGCAGCTTGTGATTATTCACCACATATTGCTGAAAGAGATTTTTATATATTTCCATACGATGTAAGACATTGTGTTTATCCTTTTAATGGTCCAGGATATAGAAGAACTTTATCTGCTAATATGGATGTAGAATATAATCCCATAATAAATAGAGAGACAATTAATGTACGAAAATAATGTAATAACAGAACCAAAATGGAAAAGTTGGATAATTCAAACAACTGAACCTTTATTTACACCAGAACAATGCAGAGAAATTATTGCAGCTGGTAGAGCACAACCTCCTCAAAAAGCAAGAATAGGTATGGATAAACCTGGTGGTGGAACTGATACAGAAAAAAGAGTAACTACTGTTAGTTGGATTCCTTTTAAAGAAATGGGTCACATGTATCAAGACCTTAATAGATTTATTCAACGAGCAAATGAAAATCATTTTGGTTTTGGTGACATAAAAATAACAGAGAATGCTCAGTTTACAGAATATCCCGTGGGTGGTTTTTATAATTGGCATATGGACTGTGATGTAACTATGGCACACGAACCTCCAGTTAGAAAAATATCAATGACTTTATTATTAAATGATCCTTCAGAATTTGAAGGTGGAGATTTACAATTAATGGGTCCGGATAAAAGTGCACCTTTAAAACAAGGTCATGCAATTTGTTTTGCATCATTTTTAAGTCATAGAGTAAAACCTGTTACTAAAGGAGTAAGACAATCTTTAGTTGTTTGGTTTGGAGGCAAACCCTTTAGATGATTCGAGAAGAATTTTTTCCTACAAGTGTTTTTGGTAAAGATATAAAATTAGATAATAATAAACTAACACAAGATATTATTAACTGGTCAAATCAAGATCAAGGCGTACAAAAAACAAACTACAAAGGATGGCATTCTACAACCGACATGGCATCAAAGCCAAAGTATCAACATTTAATTAATGAAATAAAAATTATGTGTAAGGATGTATTTAAAGAAGAATGGTTAGATAGAGAACCTGTCCTGGGTAATATGTGGGCTAACATAAACCCTAAAGATGGATTAAACCAGCCACACATACATCCAAACTCATTATTCTCAGGTGTGTATTATGTTAAGTCAAACCCACAAGCTGGCAGACTTAAAATATATGATCCAAGACCAGGAGCACAAATAGTAATGCCAAATAGACGAGAGGGTACACCTCCTAAACATTTATGGAGAGATGCAAACATTGACCCTATTCCAGGACGTATTATAATGTTTCCTGCATGGTTGTGGCATGCAGTAGAAGTTAATCAATCAGATGATTTAAGAATATCGGTAAGTTTTAATTTTGTACAAAAAGGTTTTGAATGATAGTGCCTAAAGAAAAAATAATGTTTCGAAAAAAAAAATAATTTTTTAAATTCTAAAGAGGGTAAAGATAAGCAAAAAGAAAACGAAGGATACCAAGCTCTTAAAAAAGATATAGCTAAAAAAGGTATGATAAACCCTTTACTGTGTATTGAAGAAGATGGTATGTATAAAGTGTGTATAGGAATGAGAAGATTTATAGCAGGAGAAGAATTAGGTATGACAGAGTTTAATGTTAAAGTATTACCTAATGACGATATACCTTTACTACAAAAAGAAATTAAAAAACAAATACCCACGGAGGTTAAATAATGGCGTTTAATAAATACCAAGTAATCAAAGGTGCAGTTAGCTATGAGTTAGCTAACTTTGTGTTTAATTATTTTCTTCTAAAAAGAGATGCTGTCAAATTTATGTATGATAATAATCTTACATACGACAATGGAATGTTTGGCACATGGAATGATCAACAGATTCCAAACACTTACTCTCATTATGCTGATCCAGTAATGGAGACTCTATTGATGAAAGTATTGCCAGTAATGAAAAATGAAACTGGACTAGACTTATGTCCTACGTATTCCTATGCAAGAGCTTATAAAAATGGAGATGAATTAAAAAGACATAAAGACAGACCAAGCTGTGAAATATCTACAACAATTAATTTGGGTGGTGAGCCGTGGCCTATATTTTTAGAACCTTCTGGAGAAGAAGGAAAAGAAGGTACAAAAGTCTTGCTTGAAGTAGGTGATATGCTAGTATATAGTGGCTGTGATCTTGAACATTGGCGAGAGCCTTTTGACGGGAACATTTGCGGTCAAGTATTTCTACATTATAATCATGTAAATGGCCCATTTGCTAATAAAAATAAATTTGATGGGAGAGCCAAGCTAGGTCTACCATCAGGAATAAAATAGTATTATAATGAGGCTATATGTTACAAAAATTAGGTTTTGCACCGGGGTTCAACAAACAAGTCACAGAGACCGGGGCTGAGGGACAATGGTTTGATGGTGACAACGTACGTTTTAGATACGGCAGTCCAGAAAAAATAGGTGGTTGGCAACAGTTAGGTGAAACAAAACTAACGGGTGCAGCTAGAGCTATCCATCATTGGGATGATAATGCTGGTATTAAATATGCAGCAATTGGCACAAACAGAATTTTATATGTATACTCAGGTGGAACATATTATGACATACACCCTATAAGAACTACTCTAACCGGAGTTAATTTTACAAGCTCAAGTTCTTCTACAACTGTTACAGTAACTTGTAGCGGTGGTCATGGATTAGCAGATGATGACATTGTTTTATTTGATGCTGTTAGTGGTGTTACAGCAGTAGGTTCTACTTTTACTGACGCTACATTTGAAGACAAAAAATTTATGGTAACGTC